CCAGTTCCAACAGGAGCGTGGTTCTTTTACGTCTGGTCTACAGGACCAACTGCAAATGGAATGGGACGCTATTGAAGCAGACCTGGATCAGGGAGATATGTCCTTTGAGGCTAAGGCCCGTAGACAGAAACTATACAACACGTACAAGCAACACGCCGCAGATGCGCTAACATACGCTGAGACCATTAACAATCTCGAAGCATCTGTCCTCGCTGACCCAACTCAGTACAATGACCCCACCGCTATCATGCAGCAATTGGAGCAGGCCAGAGCAATGCCTTTGGATTTGAACATGATTGGCAATGCAGTGAGTCAACTGCCTCGACTTGGAGAGTTTAGGCGATTTGCGCTCCCAGAGATTGCGCCAAACGCAGCAGCGGGTATGATATTAGAAAACCTTAAGGCATCTGGAGGTTATCAAAACTTCTATGATATGGCGGGTGAAGGCGCATTGGACCCAGAGGCTGTAGCAAATTCTGTGTCTGCTTGGTTCGGAGCAAACTCTTTGTCTCAAGAAGAAGAAGACCAAGCCATCGCGTACGTATTACATCAACTCGGTGGTTTGTCTGGTAACATGGAAGATTTATCAAAGATTAGAAACCTCGACGACGCACAGCGTGAAGAGTACATCGGCTTGTATGCCCAGTATGTAACTAAGTCTTTGAATAATATGCTCGCAACAGACATTGAGACAGCGAAAGAAAAAGAACAGCGCGAGTATAACTTGTATAGAAGAAAGTTAAACGCTCAAGCATCAATAGCCAGACGTCAAGCCGAAGCGAAAGAGAGCGCAAATACATACGGTATATCAACAGGCGATCTTTCATATGCCCCTGCTATTACGGAAACTGGTCCAAGAGGGAACGTTATCAAAACAGGAGAGCCAGATTTGGAAAACGCTGGATTCGTAGTGCATTCAAAGATTGAGGGAACTCAACCATCGTACAGAGATGAGCGAGGAAACTTACACTACATAACATCTATTGGATATGACCAAACGGGCAATCCATACGCTGTAGTAAGAAGCAGTCAAGACGTTATAGAAAAGGGTAATGCCAGAACACACTTGGCCCACGAGGTTATCCCAATGAACGAAATACCTTTAACTGGACTAAGCAACGCAAAACAGGCTCAGACGATACAAAATACATTCAACAGGATGCTTCCGTATTATCAGCAGGCTGTGATGGAAATGAATCCAGGAAAACCAGCACCTGGTCCTGCTGGCCTTGCTCAATCACAGGCTTGGCTTATGAATGCTGAACCAGACAGAGATGCTATAGATGCGAACATATCACAAATACTTCGCGCAGAGTCTCCAGCACCGAAGTCGTCTGAAGAGTTAAGCATGCCTCGAGACAAGTATTCCTCTATGAGTGATGAAGAAAAAATTAATTACTTCGTAGACTACGCTATTAGCAACGGAGCGCTACAAGGGGGGTACGCTCAGTATGAAAAACTAAGCCCAGAACAAAAGGCCGAAGTCGCTATACAGGGTATGAATGCAATATTCCGAAACGATGATTTACCAGGCAATATCCTGGGGGGTGATAGCACCAGACTATGGTATCTAACGGAAGATGAACTCAGAAACCAGATGAAGTCGAAGTCCATTAAAGACCAAAGAGGTATGACGGATAACAGTAGAGCCTTCCTCATGCAATAGATATAAATTCAATACATGGAACCACAAGAGCAAGAATTATTAGCAGCCCTCGAGGATGCTTACAACAGAGGCATAACCCTCGAGCAGATGGAGGGGAACATCAGCGATGACGCAATGGCCATCGCGCAAGATTTCTTTTCAAAAAAAAAAGATGGTACCGCAGGTTCGCAGATCGCCACTCCTGGGGTATTAGCATCAGAGTCTTTGGGAAGACCTATGGGGTCTCCTTCTACTCAACTCGAATCTGAGTCACAGGCGGTCGCAAACGGTATATTCTCTGCAATTGAGGGCGCAAAAGAAAGAGGGGTGACCCTCGATCAAATGAAGGACAACGTAACCCCAGAGGTATACACCTTAGCGCAGGAATATTACAAATCAGTTGATGGTGCGGGCAGTAAGTTTCTTCCTGCAATGCAGGACCACAACCTTATCATTGACGAAAACCCAAGTGAATTGGGCAGGCTGTGGAATAGAGCGGCTGCTGGCGGAATGCTTGCTGACGCTATAACCCAGGGTGAGATTACTGGTGATTTCAACTGGGAGGCCATAGCCTATTACAACTATATCATACAGCGAGATGCTCCAAAAGACAGTGACTACCTATCAGACCAAACCGGTAGCACTGTAGATGATTTTGTTCTTGACGTTATACGAACTATTCCAGAGTCTATGATATCAATGGGACTCGCTTGGAAGTCTGGGGGTGAGGGTGCAGCCGTAGGAGCAGGAGTAGGCGCAGGAGCCGGTTCCATTGTCCCAGTAGCAGGTACAGCGATAGGAGCAAAAACAGGTGCGACAATAGGTTTCTTTGCAGGAACCTCTCTCGCCCTTGAATACGGCCACTCATTTGTGGATGTATTTAGAGAGCAGGGTATAGACGTTACAGATGTTGACGAATTAAAAGCCGCAGTTCAAGACCCAGAGTTACTTTCAGCAGCAAGAGAGAAGGGGCTCAAGCGCGGTATCCCTATCGCTATATTTGATGCCATATCGGGGGGTGTTGCTGGTAAGGTAGGGAGCAAGGCTATCCAGAGCGTGGGTAAATCAGCCACAAACAGAGCACTGAAAGTAGGTGCGGCAGAAACATTGGTTCAAGCAGCGCTCGGGGGTACTGGTGAATTGGCTGGGCAGGTGATATCTGGTGAAGAGATTCGACCACGTGACATTGCGCTCGAGGCATTTGCAGAATTAGGACCCGCAGCACCTGTGATGGCATATAGACTTACTGGTCGTATCGGTAAAACACCAGGAGAGTTGGAGTACATGGACTGGGCAGAGCAACAGGATCAGGGCAAACTCGTACAGGCAAATGAAATTTCTTTTACACTTAACAACGGTGAGATTTCCAGTCTTGACAACGAGATAGCGAAACTAAAAGAATCACAAAAGGAAGACCCTACCACAAAGAAGGCTGTTGAAGCCAAGTTACGTAGGTTAAAGGACGAGAAGTACAGACTACTTAAGGAGTATTCCGAAAAAGTTATGGGCCTCGATGCGGAAGCACAAGCCCAGGCTAATGAGTTGACCTCGGAGTTGATGACAGCAGCAGAGGTTCTCAAAAAAGGTGACATAAACGCAGAAGAAAAGGCAGCCATCGAGGAAGAGATGGAGAACAATGCAAGGGAACTTGATAACATAATCAACAAAAGAGAACCAAGTGATACGAAAACTGGCACCGAAGAAGTACCGAGTGGAGAGCAAGTCGGGCAAGAACTTGGGGACGTACCCGAGTCGCAAATTAGCAGAGCGCAGGCTCAGATTAGTGGAATACTTCAAGAACGCGCGCAAAACTTAGAGCGCTCATCACGACACGCTACTCCAGAGCAGGCGGCTGAAAGATTTAAAACAGCAAAGAAAGGAAAGTTCTTCAACCTGTTTGACAGGAATGATGCGGCTGCATTACAGCAGATGCTTGAGACAGGAGAATGGGGAGACGGTCAGCGTATAACACCAACGCAACGACGCACTATTAATAAGTTGATTCTTGCGAGTGAAGCGTTCGCTAAACTTGAACCAGATTCAAAGGCTTTCAATATTGGATTCGGTAAACAAGGATACTATAAGGCTGGTCAGCAAGCGGGCTTTACTAAAAGGGACCTCAAGGGAAGCGCTGGTATTTTCAGTGGGGCTAAGAGATCTGCAGCGCCAGGACAAACGTCTCGTGTAGGCAATCGCATTGCTGTGGAAATTCCATTGAAACGCGAATCACTTTCGGGCCGAGGAACGGCGGATAGATTCACCCCCCAGGGAACAGCGTACCATGAAATTTACCACTCTATATTTTCCAAGTATTTTAACGACAACCCTATTGACTTCAACCAGTTTAGAAAGTTGGTGATACGTCGTTTAAGCGGGTCGAGTGTAAAGGAACTTAACAACTTTACGCAACGCTATATGGAAAGAGAGGATGCGGAAAGCGCAGGCGCTTATAAATCTGAAGAGTTCATGGTGGAACTCGGAGGGCTGCTGGCTGATGAGCGTATGGTATTTGAGCCATCGTTCTTAGAGGAGGTCAAGGCTTTCTTGAACGCCATCGTTTCCAAGTTGACAGGCAAGAAGGTTCAGATTTTTGAAGACGCTGCTCTTGCAAAAGATATAGCCGAATACATGAAGGGTATGGCCAAGGCCGTGCGTGCAGGTACCGACATCAGTCAAGTCCCTATGTCTGAGCGCTTACAGACAGAGCGATTCCAGAGAAAGAGACCAGAGACCAGAGAGAAGAAAGAGGTTGATGAGTACGGATACGAGAAGTCAACCGGGGAAGTAGAGCAGGTACCAAGCGAAAACGCAGCAGGCATTCCAGATCCAGAGAACTACGAGAAAACATACGACCCCTTGGAGAAGATGGTCGGGTTTATTAAGCCTAAGTTCGACAACCTTGTAAAGAAGTTGGAGAAAATCCTTGGCGTTAAACGATTACGCAGCATTAGAAAGGATGTACTACAAGCGCTTGAGGTTTCTGAATCCATAAACGTGCAACACATCAATAGATTCTTCCTTGCTCTGCGCCAAGTAAATAGAATTACAAACAAGATGAAGCCCGAGCAGCGAGAGCGCTTCGCTAATCTTGCTAACGACTATCTGTTTGGGGAAAACGCAGAGACCAGAGATAATGCTATAAAGGAAATACTCAATGAGAATCCAGAGTTAGCAAAGCAGTTAAGTAGGTTGAGTGCTATTCGCGCGTCTATGCAGGAGTCTATTCAAAATAGTTCTGTGTTCTCTAATCTAAGCACTGAGTTACAGAATGTCATCAAGGATAATACAGCGATGTACGGCACAAGAACTTATCGTGCATTCACTGACCCTAACTTTAAGTTTGACCCTCAGTTACGTAGAGCCGCAGAGAAGGCTATGGTGGAAGGTACTATAATGGATATAGCGTTCGATATCGACGAAAACATGACGGAGCAAATTGCCAACGACATGATGGATATGGGACTCAACCCAGAAGAGTTTGATGATGTGGTAATGTATGTTGAGGCCACTCAAAAAACGAAGATAAGAAAACAAGTAAGCGATAGCCTTCGTGGGCTTGAAGAAGCGGCAGAACGTCAGCGTGAAGGCTATGGTGAGGGGCTATCTGGCAGTCGTGATCTGGGTAAATTGAGGATACCTACCAAGAAACTTAAGGGAAGATTAGACCTCCCTATAGAACTAATGGAGTATTTGGGTATAGAGAAAGACCCGTACGTTAAGTTCAGTCAAACAATAGCCACGTTAACCAACATGGTTCAGCAGTTTACTCTGACTGATAGAGTTAATGAGATTGCACAGCGTAGCAACTTAGGTGACCTAATCCTAACTGGTACTACCATACGTAACCTTGAGAAGAACACACTGTCTTTCTCTCAACTCGTTGAGTTAGGTAGAACCATGGGGGTTATACAAAAGGGAGAGTCTCTGGTAGATTTCTACAAGAGATTAGGATATAACGAATTGCTGGACGAGCAGGGCAATCGTAAGGGTGACACCCCCGCCGAGAAAGACGCTATTCACTCAGCGGTCTATGACTTCTATAAAAAGAATTACACACGGATAGAGGAGAAAAAATCTCCTATGAATGGCAAGGCCGTGAAGAACGACTTCGTTGGTATGCTTAAGCAGACGCCTTTATATCAGTCAGACAACAAGGCATTGCAAGCATACTACCAATTGCTGCTTCAGATGCGCCGTGTTCGTGTTCTTTACAATCTACCTACCTGGCGTAAGAACATCATGGGTGGATGGTACTTCCTTGCTGCTAATTTTGTGTTGCCATACAATAAACACAGAGGGGGCTTCACCGTTATGAAAGACTTGAAGAATCGCTTCAAGAAAATGAAAGAAGGTGTGGTCGATCCGGAACTCGAATTGGTATTAAACCGTATGGGTGAACTTGGTTTGCTTGGTTCATCTCCTAACATGGGTATGTTCTCGGATATCAATCAATCATTCATTGATCAGATAGAGGGCGTCTCTCCAGATGTAGCATGGAACTGGTTGCCACAAGCGGTAAAGAACGCGCAGCGCAAAGGCAAAACAAGGGCTGCACGCGTAGCGTACCAGTACGGATTCATTGATGACTACACCAAGATGATTGCCTATCTCACAAAGCGTGAGAACTTTGCTAAGAGACTTGAATCAAACCCAGAAGGTAAGTCCTACAAAGAACTGAATTCAGAGCAGCAACAGCAAGTAGATGAGATGACAGCGGAGCGTATCAAGCAGAATATGCCAACCATGTCTCGTATACATCCTTCACTGCGGAACCTATTTAAGTTACCTGTGGGTGACTTCTTGTCGTTCCGTGTAGAAGCATTCCGTAGTTACTTCAGTATATACAAAAACGCTGTATCGGATTTGGCTATGGCTATGACCAACGAGAACTTAACCTCATCACAGCGTGAAGCGTACATGGTAGATGGTGTTGGCACCCTGTCTATGGGGATGGTGTTGGCCGGCTTATCCACTATGGGTTACCAGGCTATTGCAAACATGCTCCTTGACGATGATGAAGAAACAGAACTCGGGGAACAAGCACGCGGTACAAATTATATCTTGCCACCATGGATGCAGGGATCAAACATTGTAGCCGTAGGTATGAACGATAGCGGTAAGATTCGTTTTGCCAACATGAGTTCAGAAGACCCCTACGATGAACTACAGGGCCTCATATTTGGACGTGATGGTATATCAAGAAACGACCAACTACTCAGCATACTCTCCGACTTCAAGGACCCTAACCTTGCGGCAAGACTTTTATTTAATCTCGTGGATGGAAAGGATTCATACGGTCGTCCTATCCTCGATAACGAAGATGTGGGTTGGATTAACAGATACATCATTGGCCCTAACCTTACAGACTGGTCTGATGCATATGGTTCATATGTATTCAAGGAAACATTCATACCTCCTAACATAAACTATATCGCCCGCGAGTACCGCAAAAGAATGAAGCAAGCGGAAGAGAATCCAGATATAGAACTACAGCCATTAGAGACTGCGTTAGAACTATCAACAGCATTCCTTTTCCGTGACTACCCGGTAGATATTTCTAAGCAGTTCTACTACAATATGAACGATCAAAACTTCCGTAAGCCATACCTTGAAATGAATGAGACGGAGAGGGTAAAAAGAAAGGCGAGACTGGATGAGGTTGTGAAAGCATACAACTTCGCGTCTAACTACTCTGCTAAGTTTAAAAATTACGACATAGTAAACAGCGTCGAGAGTACCATTAAGAGAACATTTAAAGATAGTCCAGAGGAAGTCATGTACGTGCTGTACGGTGTCGAACTTCCAGAGTAGGATTGGTATATTTGTAGGATGAAGTGGACAGAGATTTTCAAAGAGAGCAACGACTACAATGAGAAGACTGTTATAGGTTTTCTGTCCTTTGCCATTATGGTTATCGTAATGGTGGTGGATGTGGTCACAGGGTTCTTTGGAAGTCACCTACCTATCAACGATTTTGTCTACAACTCTTTTCTTATCGTGACGCTCGGCAGTTTTGGAATAGCAGGGCTTGAAAAATTTGCAAAGAAGTGAAACAGATACAGCGCATAAAGTTGTTAGCATCCAAAATACGTCACATCTATCTGTATAGCGATAGTCAGCCTACAGAGATTACTCTTGCGGTATGTTTGATTATTCTTTCTCCTTTGGTAACTGTTATGGAGATAGGATGGATGCCGATATACAATTTAGTGTGTGTTGGATTTGGTATATTTCAATTGTACTGCATTTCTACCGAGGACTTGCATTGTAGAATGAGGGCAGCCGTTCTAAGCATGAGCGCCTACATATCTACGTTCCTAATATACACGGTAGAAGGTACTATCTTTGTATCACCCACACACTGGGGCTGGTTTGTTCTCGCCTTTAGCGCATGGGGTGTGGTTCGTAGACTGAACGCAGAATATTTACACAGAAAAACCAGAGAAAGATAATGGAGTCTTGGATCCAAATAGCGATAACAGTTGTTACTGTATTAGGTAGTGGTGCAGCGTTCCAGTTTTATACCAACCGAATGAAGATGAAAGCAGAAGAACGCAAAGGCGCTGAGGCCAACAATGATACTACTCTTTACCGTGACGACTTGAAGGCACGTGTAAGAAACCTTGAGGAACTATTGGCCCACAGCGCCGAAGAGAAAGAGAAGATGCGTGGCTCCATCTTAGAACTAACCGCAGAGGTTCATGCGCTCCGAGTCAAGGTAGAGTTCCTGGAAAAGGAAAACGAAATTCTAAAATCAAGATAATGAGATGGCTGGTCGGGTTAATTACAATAGTCTTATTGAGTTCTTGCAGCGCTCAATGGCATCTCAAGCGTGCAGTAAAGAAGGACCCGACACTACTGAAGACAGACACGATTGCTATTGTGGATACGATTGTGACTCCACCTGTTACTTTGACGGACACGGTGATAACACGTACACAAGACACGGTAGTAGTTCAGAAGGACAAACTCAAAGTCCAGGTAGTACGATCATATGATACTATCATGGTCGATGCTGTATGTGAATCCGACACTATCGTTCAAATCGTAGAAGTACCTGTCCCGTCCGTCGTTATGAAGGACAGCGACAGGTGGTACAACAAGGTGTACAAGTTTTCCTTTTACGTTCTGTTGATTCTTCTACTACTTCTTTACTTCCTAAGAGTGAATAGACCACTCTAATTAGGAACCGCAAGCCTCGCAATCTTCTGGGTTAGAGATGTTACAGGTTGGCTGTTCAGCGGACTCAAGTTCCGCTACGAATTTGTCGAAGTCTTCCATAGTGATTGATAAAAAAATAGGTTGTAGCCCACGAAATTATGGGAGCCGTGAAGGTACGAAACGAAACGATTAGGGTTTCAATTCGTAATAGGGTGAGTAAGCGTGCTTTACGTTCCACTCCCTTACTTCTGCCGGTGTGAAATCGGCGAATATGTAATCCTCGGGTGATGTAAACAAGATGAAGAGTACCAGATCTGACTCCTCCTTGTCCATGGCTGGCTTGTTTGCCTTGAATGTTTTCTCACAAGTCTTGATACTAAGTCCATAGTTCTTGTCTGTCGCTTCAACTATGATGTCTGGGTCATCGGTTACACTTTTGGTTTCCTTTAACAGCGTTGAGACTGTGTAGCGCACAACCTGTGGTGTGATTTCAAAGTAATGTCGCATCAGTAACTCGCCAAGTATCCCTATGTATTCTGTGTAGTATTCTCTCGATACTTCGCCAAGCAGCACAGACTTTTTTGTTCCCGTGCGCTGTTTGTGTGTGCCCTCGTATCGTTGACGGTTAGCCTCAATGCGCATGAGGGTGAGGTCATTTGCGTAATGCTTTAGGTATGACGGTATGGTTAGGTTTTTCATGACAGTCCTTCCAATCGTAGTTTATTTATGGTGGACAAATCGTAGTGCTCTTTACAGTACTCGTACAGATTATTTCCAAGTCTCTGCGCTTTGCTTAGTGTCATGCTTTCTACGGCCTCTTTCCATTCCTTTGGACTACTACATAGGATGCCCGTCTCTTCGTGCTTTATAACCTCCTTATATGGCGTTACGTTGGATGCTATGATTGCAGTACGAGTGAACCCCGCTTCTACTACCTTCAGTTCTGATTTGCACTTGTTGAATCTTGAGTTCTTCAAGGGGCTGAGGGAGACGTCGAAGAACTTATACAACTGTGCGTACTGAGTAATGTCCACGGGGTTCATTCTGTACTTTGCTTTGAGTCGCTCTGGATAATCCATAAGGTTCATACAGTACAACTCATGGTCCTCGAATGTCATGCCCATTACATCCAGGTCTTCCTGGTGTCCATTGGCTCCGAGGTAACCAAACCTAACTTTATAATCCACACTCACATCTTTATCGGAGTCTCTCCACTGTTTCTCCTTTTGATATATAGTGTTTGGTATGATTCTATATACAGCGTCGGAATTAATCTTCTTCATCCTCTCAGCGAGGTACGCTGATGGTGTCCAGATTTCATCCGCTATCTGTATGCTGTCTTTAATAAAGTATTGTTCGTTGTTCTTGTAATGGTCGTACGCTGGATTGTCCTTTGGTAGTTCCCAATAGTCATCGTTGTCAAGTATAAGTTTGACATCGTTGTCTACTAAGAATTGTTTAAAGGCTTTAGCATCCGACACCCCGAACCTTCTTGATCCCACCAAGTGCGACACACTAGATAAGTCAAACTCTTTGAGTTCATTAAGGCTGTCAATAAAGTGCACGTTGACTCCCTCCTCTTCCTTTAATCGGATGAAGGGCGTCATCAATCTGTGGTAGTTAATACCGTTTAGTCCGTCAAGATAAATCAGCGTCATCATAATACTCCAGCAGCGCAGAACGTATTAGGTCAAATTCTGAATCAATGTTTCTCTTGTACTTACGGATGGTGTTGTGTAGTCTCTCGGCGTCCGTTCTTGGAGACCCTGCGTTTGTATGCAGGCTCTCGTACAACTCAGTCGCTGCCTCGTGCATGCGGCTGGTCGCAAGAAAGTAAACCTCACTCAACGATTTGATATCCATGGCATTTTATTTTGGCAACAAACTCATCCTTCTCTAACGTCGGGTCATATGCTGTTGACTGTGACGTAAAGAACTTTGGGTTGTCATCTTGAATATACCCATGATTTCGCAAATAATCCGCCAAAAACTTACAACAACATATAGCGTTATCAACATCGAAGCGACAGTTGTAGCGAACATGTATAGACATTTTGTCCATACTGAACTTATCCAACTTGTCCATGGCCTTTGCAATTTCATCCCAGTACTTGTCCTTATACTTCTTGCGCACCGCATAGTGTCTACCAGAGTAGAACTGGTTGAGCGACGGTGGCTTCGGTAGAGTTACAATGATTTCTTCGTATTCATTCACACTCTAATATAAGTCCAATGTGCTGTTCTTGTATGCTAATGGCTTAAAGTTTTTAACACCTGTTCCAAGTTCAGTGAAACCTGTGTAAGAGGAATTGATTTCTATAAGGATAGGATCTAGATATGGTGTCGGCATACCGCCCGTCTCTTGGTTGCGTTGTTTACGTACGTGTATCTCCGTGCGTATACGTATAGCGTGCTCATCTGACTGCACTTTTCTATGGAATGTCAAGAAGGAATCGCAGCGGTTCACGAACTTACCACCGCCTTCAGTCATGGCCGCACCAGGTGCAACGGGTAGACCATCGGGCCCTGTTATACGCTGTGCCTCCGTAATGCTGTGAGTGTTCAGCCATATCGCCATGTTATTAGTAACGCTAAACGTCAGCATTTCAGATGCCGCTTCATAGTGGTATTCGTGTGAGGACAGTTGCGCCCCCTTAGATATCGTAGTCTTGAGTGAGTTGTATGGATCAATCAAGAACCCATCGTACTTCTCCTGGCGTATGAGTTTCTCAGCAAACACAAGCAGGTCTGTGTAACTGTATACTTGCTGGTTACTGATAACTGTGAAGTGCTCATTGACCCACTTGTATGCAGCGATACGTTCCTCGTAGTGCATGTCAGTGATACGTAGGTCAACCAAGAACTCCATCAACCTCATCTTAATAGAGGCAGTCTTGTTCTCCGAGGAGTATATAATCCAACGCCAACCATGTAGCACTGAAGCAGACACCATTAGATACAGCGCTGTCGTTGTCTTACCTACGTTGCTGTGGCCATTGATAATCGTAAACTCTTTCTTAAACAGGAAGTGTTTGTCGAGTTTAGGAAAGCCTGTGCTTAGTCCCTTCTCTATTTCTCCGTTTGCAAACTTGTTAATCCATTCCAAATCATGGTGGTCCGAGGAGATGAAAGAC